GTCGATTACGGAGGCGGATGCGGATAAGCGTGCGCCTTTGATGAACCAGTGGCGTGCTCTTGAAGCGACGATCGCGGCTCTCGAATCCAAGACGGGGAAGGTGGCTGATCCTCTTGACGAAATCTCAGCCCGTCGCGCTGCTCGGGGAGGCGCCACCGCGCGTCCTGGTCGAGCCAACCGGGTCGAGGGCTAATTCCTGGGAGGACGTTGCGGATCTGTCTGCGCGTGCCGGGGTTGTCCTGGACGGTTGGCAGGAACTGATTCTGAAGACAGCGATGGGGGAGCGGCGGGATAACACCTGGGCGGCTAAGCGTGTCGGCGTGACGGTCCCGCGTCAAAATGGCAAGAGCCAGCTTCTGGTGTCGCGTGCTTTGGCCGGCGCGTTGTTGTTCGGCGAGAAGAAGATCGTCATCTCGGCTCATCAGCAGGACACGGCCCGGGAGGCTTTCAACAAGCTGGTGGAGATCCTCGAGGGGGATGCGAACGGCTGGCTGATGGATCGCGTGAAGCCGAAGGGCATCATGAACGCGCTGAATCGTGAGGCTGTGAAGTTCAGGAATGGCGCGACGATCCAGTTCAAGGCTCGGTCTGGTGCGGGCGGTAAGGGGTTTTCGTCTGACTGTCTGATGTTGGATGAGGCGCAGATTCTGTCTCAGCGGGCGTGGGTGTCGATTAACTCGACGATGTCGGCGATGCAGAACCCGCAGGTGTGGCTTCTGGGCACGTCTCCGCAGGTTGAGGATGACTCTGAGGTGTTTGAGTCGATCCGTTCGGCTGCGATTGAGGGCCGTTCGTCGGCTGCGGCTTGGTGCGAGTGGGGCGCGGACGTGTCCGATCCGGACTATGACCCGGCGAGTGAGTACACGCGGTGGTCGGCTAATCCGGCGTGGAACACGCGTATCAACCATGAGGTTGTGGACGGCGAGTATGAGACGTACGAGCCGATGAAGTTCGCGCAGGACCGTTTGGGCGTGTGGCTGTCGGATCTTGGTGCTTCTGGCACTCGTGCGGTGACGGCTAAACAGTGGGAAGACACTGCTGTAGATGTCGCGCCAGATGGTGTACCGGCGTATGCAGTGACGTTCAACCTGAACGGGGACCGCCTGGCATTGGCTGGCGCCCGGAAGCATGACGTCGGTGTTCATGTGGAGATCATCGACGCGCTTGAAGATGAGCGGGGTGTGGAGTCGGGTCTGAGTGCTCTTGCGGACTGGTTCTGTGAGCGCGATGAGGCCGGAACGCCTCGGTGGCGAAGGTCGTCGGGGATCGCTATTTCCGGTCGGTCTGGGGCTCCTGCTCTGGCGCAGTTGCTGCGTGACAGGAGGGTTCCGGATCGGTGGTTGTTTATGCCGTCGACTCCGCAGTATGTGGGGGCGTGTTCGATGTGGCTTGAGGCTGTACGGGGTGAGTCGGTGACTCATAAGAGGGGCGGGCAAGACGCCTTGGATGCCTCAGTTGCTGTGACAGATGTTGATAAGCGTGGTGGCCTGTCGGCTACGACCGTTGATGGCGACGACACGCCCGTTGAGGCTGTGGCGTTGGCGCACTGGGTTGCGCGGACTTCTCGTCTTGGGCGGGTTCGTCCGAGCGGTGGGAAGGGTGTGATCCTGTGAGCGAGGCGTGGTCGATGTCGTCGGATGTGAGTCTCCCGAATGTGTATCTCGGGGCAGATCAGGTGCTGTATCAGGAGTTGTGGAAGACGTGGCGTGCACGTGCTCCACGGAATGCCGTCCGGTCGGTGTATTACGACGGTGAGGCGGCTCTGAAGGACTTTGGTATCAGCTTGCCGCCGCAGATGCAAAGTATTGGGTCTGCGCTGGGTTGGACGGCCAAGGGCGTGAACGCGGTCACGAACCGGTCGAACTTTGAAGGGTTCGTTGACGCGTCGGGGTCTGATGATCCGTTTGGGTTGTCGTCTGTGTTGGATGAGAACCAGTTTGAGCAGGAGTTCCAGGCAGCTCGCGTCTCGTCTGCGGTGCACGGTTGTTCTTTCCTGACGGTAACGCGTGGCGACACTGCATCCGGCGAGCCTGAGATTCTTGTGCTTGCGGCTGGTGCGGATCAGTCTGCGGCGTTGTGGGACCGTCGCACGCGCACGTTGAAGGCGTTCATGACGGTTGGGTCGCAAGATGAGGCCGGCCGCCCAGAGTGGGTCACCGTGTATACGCGGTCATTTGTGCATAACATCACGCGATCTGGCGACCAGTGGGTCAAGGACTCTCGGCCAAACCCGACGCGGGTAGTGACGGTTGCACCTCTCGTGTATGGCTATGAGTTGCGGCGTCCATTGGGTCATTCGAGGATCACGAGGGCTTCGATGGGGTTCGTTGACTCCGCGTTGCGAACTATTGTTCGTGCCGAGGTGTCGGCAGAGTTCTATTCGGCCCCGGAGTACTACTTGTTCGGCGCGGGAGTTGAGAACTTCGTTGGCGGCGACAAGTGGTCTGCGATCATGGGGCGTCTCAAGGCGCTTGACGTTGACCATGTCGCAGGCGACAAGGTGGATCTTCACAGGTTTGAGGGCGCATCTCCTCAGCCGCATACAGATCAGCTCAGGATGTGGGCGAACCTGTTCGCGGATGACCAGGATCTTGAGGTGAAGTTCGCGGATTCGTCGAACCCGTCCTCTGCGGATGCGATCTTCGCGGCGAAAGAGACGCTGATCACGACGACGCGTGACGCGAACCGTCCGTGGGGTCGTGGCGCTGTTCGAGCGATGCGCTATGTCGACCTGTTGCGTGGCGGGTCTGCTGACATGTCTGGTTTGCGCGCACAGTTCACCGATCCTGCGATTGTTTCTCCGTCTGCGCGGGCAGATTCGTTCTCGAAGTTGTCTGCCGCGATCACCGGGTTCGGGGACTCCGAGGTTGGTATGGAGTATGCGGGGCTGACTCGGGAGCAGATCGACAGGTTTGTTGCCGAACGCCGCCGCTCGGAGGCTTCGTCGCGCATTGCCCAGCTTGTGAATGTTGCGAAGGGGCTGAGGAATGGCGACAGCAGCTCAGGTAGCGGAGTTCCGGGAAGCGAACCGGGCATTGGTGCTGCTGGCGCAGCGTGATCTGACTGACTTCTGGTCTTCCCTGGATCTATCTTCGGACCCTCGGAGGATCAGGGATGAACTGTTGTTCTTGTTCCCGGACGTTCTGCAGGCGTACGGCGATACGGCAGCAGTGTTGGGCGCTGATTGGTATGACCTACTTCGCGATGTCCCTGCATCTGCGGATTCGTTTCGCGCAGTCGTATCAGCTCCAGTCGGGGCTGGTCAGGCCAGATCATCTGCACAGTGGGCCATAGGTCCCCTGTTTGAGGAAAACGCTGACCTTGCCCTATCGCAGCTGTTGGGGTCAGCCCAGCGGCTAGTCCTGAAGCCGGGACGTGATTCCTTTGCGACGTCAGCCGGCCGAGACCCGGTGAGGACTGCGTGGGCGCGCGTTCCCTCTGGTCCCACTACGTGCCGTTGGTGTGTGATGTTGGCCGCTCGAGGGGCCGACTATTCGGATGCGGTTTCGGCTGGTGACATGAACGAGTTTCACGACAACTGTGACTGCGTTCAGGTGCCGATTCGGTCCCGGTCAGACTGGCCGGAGGGGCACAGCGTCGACTTCTATGCGCGTCTGTATGCCGATCATTCGGGGGTCGGCCGGGATATTCCGGACGAGTGAATTGCACGGTTTCTTCCGTGCCCGTACGCGACGGCTTCGCGGTCATGGGCGTACGGCCCCTAAACGGAATGAGGTCTCAGCATGGCTGAGGAAACGGCCCCTACCACGGGCACGGAAGAAACCAACGGGCAGACGAACGAGGTCAAGGAGTTCCAGGCGATTCTGTCGCAGGAGGAATTCGACAAGGCCATTCAGTCTCGTATTGCTCGGGAGCGCGCGAAGATTCCCGCTGACTATGACGAGCTGAAGGCTAAGGCCGCGAAGTTCGCCGAGTGGGAGGACGCGCAGAAGACCGAAGCGCAGAAGGCGCAGGAACGACTCGAAGCGGCTGAGAAGCGGGCTGTCGAGCTGGAACTGAAGGCCACCCGCGCGGAGGTTGCCGCAAGCAAGGGCGTCCCTGTGGAGCTGCTGTCCGGCAGCACACAAGAGGAGCTTGAGTCGGCTGCTGATGCGCTCATCAAATTCAAGGCGGACGCGAACCAGGCCGGCTACGTAGCCCCAAACGAGGGGCGCAGCGGCGGCGCTAAGGGTCCGAGTACCGCTGATTCGTTTGCTCGCTTCGTTGAGAAGCAACTGAACTAGGAGGCCCATAAATGGCTGGTATCGATCTGAACCGCACTAGTGCGGGCGTGGCAGCGCTTCTGCCGAAGGATGTTTCGTCTGAGATTTGGG